CGGCATCAGCCTGAATGACTACGGAATCGTCCGAATCATCAACGGTGACTTTGTTTTCGTCCCCATCCTCATCCGGAAACTTAAATTTATCTAGTGCCATGTGTAGCTCCTGTTAAGCGCGGGTAATACCGCGTGGGTCATCCACGACCGCATCAATCTGGTCGTCATTCAGCAGACGGAACTCTTTCCCGTAAATCTTGAATCGAGTACCGGAGTAAGTACGTACTAACACAAAGTCACCCGGTTTGCACCAAGGCCCGTTGGGGAACTTGTCTGTGTCTTTATACGCATCAGGACCAACATCCAGAACAAACAAAATCGTGGTCGAGTGCTCTTCCTGACGCATGATCGACTCGGCTTTGATAAGACTGGAGTTTTCAAACTTGTCTGAAACGTCTGGAACACCACAGAGAATCTTCCATCCTGTGGGCTTGGGCAACATGCGCCCGCGATCCTCAATAGGGATTTCCTCGTTGGGTTCTTCGACTTGTTGAATTGGCTCCGGCATTTGAATTCCCGGAGGTAACAGTAGATCGCTCATCGTCTTCGTCCTCTTTGTTTGCTGCATCTACAAGGTCAAGTAAGTGGCGCTCCGCGAGGGCAAGACCCTGAATTACCCCGCAGAGTTTTTGATAAGAGGCGAAATCTGTGCAGACGCCATTGGCCATGTCGTCCGTGTAGTCATTCATATCTTTGCGTATCTTGTCGCGCAGTACGCTTGCGAAGTTGTCCGTCATTTAGTTTTTCTCTCCTGTGCTTTGGATTTGGCAATGTCCACACCAATACGAAGACCTTCTGCTTCCTGTTTCGCAGCGGATGTTTCTTTCTTGTACTGAATGTCAGCACCGACCTTCATACCCTCAAGCTGGAACTTGGCTTCCATCTCTTGCTTTTTAAGCTCAAGCTCATCTGCTTTAGTGGCGGCGTCTACCTGCACCTTCTGCTCCTTGATGCCAACCTCACGTTCCTTGATCTCCAGTTCTTTCTGCTGCATCTGAAGAACAGGGTCTTGTGCTTGTTGTTGTGCTTGCGCCTGTGCCTGCTGCGCTTGGTTCTGCTGCAACACTTGTTGTGCCGCTTGCGCCATCATCGACGACAGAGCCATCTCAACTTCTGGCGGTAGCTTCTCATCTTCTGGTGGCAGAGCAACACCCATCTGCTGTTCAATCTTCTGACGATAAGCAAACGCCACGTGTTCTGCGATGTGCGCCATCATGGCCGCTTGAATCTGCGAGGCTCTTGGGTTTTGACCGACGATCTGCTGAATAACTGGATCTTGTACAGCAGCCATGTGCACTTGAATGTGTGCCTGATGATCTTGGTAGAAGAACGCTTTGACCGGCTCACTCTTCAACACGGCCATATTCTCAGACACAGGATCACGCGGCTTCTGATCGTCTGGCAACGGCACGAGCTTTTCAGCGTTCTTAATACCCAACACTTCAAGCATCTGACGGTGCAGGTACGGCAAGTCGTAAATATCCGGTGCCATCTGCGCCATCTGAATCACAGACTGGTACTGCACAACACGCTGCGACATCGTTGCTGCATTCGGATCACTGACAGGGATCAGGTCTACCTTGTCGTAGTCTTCACGCTTGGCTTTCTTCGTGCCGTACTCAGGTGTGTACTCGTAGTCTGCATCGGTGTAGTCACGGATGATTTCTTTCAGCAGCTTGAACTCGCGCTTTAATGTGTAGTGCACACGCGCTTGAACTGCCGTCATGACTTTAAGCTGGCGCTCAAGGATGGCCAGTGTTGTACCCACCGGTGCTTGGGCCGACATGTCCGAGACCTTCATATCCGCAGTAGCTGCGAAACGACGGCCTTCATCAACGATGGTACCCAGCAAATTGTAGAGAACAGTAGACGGTTCTTTATATGGCAGAGGCAGAATGCTGTCGCGGATGTTGCCCGATGCTACGTCCACATCACGCCACTCACCCGGAGCAATCGGTGTGTCGTCACCCTTAATACGCAGACCACGTGACTTCAGACCGCCCGGCAGGTTACTGAGGGTGCCCGCGTCAACAAGCTGTCTCATCAACGAAGTCGCGTTCTTTGCAAAGCCGCCGATCAAATGAAACAGACCGAAGCCATACGCACCGAAGCCGGGGATGTACTGGTAGTGCACAAAGTGCTGACGCTTCAAACGCAACGGATCTTCGTATTTCCAGTTTCTACGAATCGCCAGAACTTCGTTCGTACCTTTAATCAGTGTGACGACGTACGGCAGTGCGATCTCTGTGTGTTCTTTATCTTCATCAACATCTGCGTGTTTGTCGTCCTCGATGTATAAGTCTGCGTGGCACTCATACAGTGTGTATCTGTCGTCGTTCAAATCAGAGAAGCCTGTCTCTTTGTCCTTGGCTTTCTGAATATCCTCTACTTTGCGATCCGGATCGCCCAAGTCAACATCACGGTAGAACCCCGCCTGCTGCAACTTAATGATCTCGTTCTTGGTTTTACGCATCACGTGTGTGAAGCGATGCGTTGTGTCCATATCTGTTGCGCCGTATGGCAGGATGCCGTCTTCTGCTGGCACGAACATCGACACTTGACGACCAAGACTCGGGTCGTAGTACACCTTCTTAAATGCTGAACCCGTAGCAGGCAGACTCCACAACATGCGCTCATGCTCAGGACGGTACTCAGACATCACTTCGGTCAACTCGAAGTTCATATCTTCTTCTACACGCACTGCGGCCTCTTGCACCTCCGGTGTTTCTTTACCGATGATCTTGGTGCGCACAGGCCCACGTGCCGGGAATGTTTCTGAAATCGTCTCAGACTGAAAGCGTACAACTGCTTCGGAGAGCATCGGGTGGAACACACCGCATGCGCCTGACCACGGTTCTGTTCTTTCTTCGATCTGAAGACCCAAGAGCTTGATGCCCTCAACGTACATCTTCTCCCATTCCTTGCGGGAGGCTTTGTCGTTCTCGATGTCTTCAATCAATGACTCGGCCAATTCTGAAAGAGCGCCGTCGTCCAGTTCGTCTGCAAGGTTGGCATCGAAGTCGTCTTCGACTTCTGCTTTAAGTACGTCCAGCTCAAAGCCCGGACCTTCAATGTGCACCGCTTCTGGATCAACAATCTCGATCTCCAGTGCAGGCTCTGCGTCTTCCAACGCGTCCAGCCCGGCAGGGGCTTGGTTTAATGACTTGTCTATTGGCATGATATGTCCTTAGTAGTACGCCGCTTTTCTGGCGCGGTGGTACATGGGTTCGTCTTTTTCATCAGAGTCAAGGGTAATAAATCCCCCCTGCCGAAAGCGCAGCAATGCTTGGGACGTAGTATCCACGAAGTCATCGTGTTCTCCAACCGGGAAGGCCGCAACTTCCTCGATCACTTCTCGTGCCCACCGGGTGTCTGGTGCCCAGACCTTACCAGAAGTAAACAGATCCGCGACCGCGTTGAGTCGGACGTTCTTGTCGTTTCCTCGGCTGGGGGAGAATTCCTGCACAGGGATGCCCATTGCTCTGAGTTCTTGAATAAGTGGGGCGCCTGCTGCCTTTTTCTCCACAATGAACGCATCTGGCTCCCACTCCTTGTAGTGCTTTAACGCCACCTGTTTCAATTCTGGAAACGCCATACGGTCTTTAAATGCGTCCAACAGTATTAACTGCGGGCTGTCGTTCTCTTCCTCATTGTAGAAAATCCCCCACGTTGTGCAGGCGGAATAGTCCGAGTTGTTCTTGGTCTCAAACGCCGTATCCCATGACTGGATGACGTACTCGCACACCGGGGGGTTGTCGTTTTCCCAGATGCGCCAGTCCCGGCGCGAGATGATGGCCGAGTTTTCGGAGGTGGGGTTCTGCATGTACTGGGCGTTCCAGTACCGGGGGTCGAGTGACGCTTTGACTTTCTTTAACTGCTCCAGCGGCCACTGCTCTGGCCACAGGCTTTTCTCGTTCTCCGTGTCGCTATTTAATATAGCGGGCAGTTCAACGATCTCCCACGGCTCGGCATCTGGGTTGCGGGTCTGGTAGTCAATAAGCCGACCGGTCAGGTCAAGCAACGACCAGCGAGTCATAATCACAATGATCGCACCGCCGGGCATCAGACGCTGCAACGGGCCTGTCTGGAACCAACTCCACGCCGTATCGAACGCCAGTCGGCTGTTGGACTTTACATCTTGCTCAGAGTGAGGGTCATCAATAACAAATAAGTCAGCACCGCGACCAGCCAGAGCGCCACCGACACCAGCAGCATAATACTGTCCGCCCGCTCCGGTACTCCACTTGCCTGCTGCTTTCTGGTCATCTGCAATCCGCGTGTCTGGGTAAAGCTCTTGGTACTCTTCTGATTCAATCAAATTTCGCACCCGTCGTCCGAAGTCCTCGGACAGACCCGCCGTGTGGGTGCCCATGATGATCTTCTTGTCGGGGTACTTGCCTAAAAAGTAAGCTGGGAACAGGTAGCTGGAGAACTCCGACTTACCGTGACGCGGTGCGATATTGATAATCACCCGCTTTTTCTTACCGGCAATCACGTCCTCGAATATCTTGGACAGCTTCCTGTGGTGGGGGCCGATCTTAAATCCCGGATACACGTGGGTGGCAAACCCCAGCATGGACTCTCTGCCGACGACTCTGCTGGCGCGGTGCGCCCGCTCTTCCAAATCCTGAAGTAGCTCCGCCTTCTCCTGCGCAGACATCGCAGGTAGGGCTTGTTGAAGCGCCTTTATCTCTTCAGGACTCAGTGTTGGCTTCATTGTCTACTGTTTGACAAGTTATTTCTTCGACTTCTGTAACGTCCGTCACATCCACGATCTTGGCGAATCGGTTGAGCTTTTCCTTGATGCGGGCTTCCAGTTCAGCGTCGGACAGTTCGGTCTTCTTGATCTCGATCTTCTCAGTGAACAGGCCGATTTCGGTGACCTTGCCCAAGAGGGCTAGTGCTTTCAACCTGACGCTGGCGGTGGGGTGGTTGGTTTCTTCCAAGATTTTGGCCACCGTGTACCCGCGTAGCTCCTTGGCCTGATTGATGAACTCCCAATCGTATGCCGTTAGCATCCCAACAAGATGTTGCACCGCAGCAGGGGTTTTGATTTCGGCCAAGGCAGCACGGGAGTGCTCGTCGGGCTGGGCGGTGACGATATTGGTGAAGGCCGTTCTGGCTGCTTGGGCTTCCAAATCACCTGCGATCTCGTCGCTGGCCGCGCCCAGACTTTTTAACCAGTCGGCGGTATCTACCTGAGCGTCTACCAAGTCTGTGGGGGCAATTTTTTCGAACGCGACAAAGTCTGCGGAGTCGTCGTCCACATCGGGGGTAAATTCAATTAGATGATCCAACATGCGCAGGTCCCTTGCGTACCTCGTTGCCCGGAGTGTATATTGTGCTTTGCAAGTGCGCAAGTGGCAACTCTTCGCGTTTGCTTCTCCTTTGCTCGTCTCCGAGCATTTTTGCCCCCGGCCCCCGTCGGGGGCTTTTTTTCGCCTGTATTTGTCTAACATTTGACAAGTATATTGTCAATTTTTTAATAATAGGGTGGGGGTTTGTAGTAGTGATGGCTGTATTGTCAAGGTGAAAACGGAAATGGTCGGGATGGTTACGGAACAGTGTTATATGCGGAGCGCCCCCATGCTGCCATACAGGGGTCATGGGGGTACGGTGGGGTCAAACATACCCAGTTATCAGAATAGTAACGGAAAGCAAAAACTGGATAATAGATGACATCGGTGGTGCTGACTGCCGATTCAATCAACCCAACGAAAGGACTCATCATGAACAAGCAAACACAATCCAAAGTCAACACACTCGTTGCCAAGTACCTCACGCAGCAAGATGACCTGCTTATCGCGATGCACTCGCTTGGCCTTGATACACCCGAAGCGCAGAGACCATACGTCATCAAGGCAGTATGCGAAGCACTCACGGCGGGCAAAGGCTGGAATGAGTCGAGCACGGGCAAGGTCATGCTGGATACGAGCCACGAGCGTTACGAGTTCCTGAAGACCCGCGTTCGGGATGTCATGAACGCCCTGAAGGGCGAGACACGCAGCGCGTCGAGCGGCAAGGCTGACCCTGTTGACGCGATCATCAAGGCGTTCAACAAGCTGGATGCAAAGCAGCAGCGCGCAGTCATCAAGGCACTGGCATGAGATTTCGGGTCAACCTGACCCGTTTTTTTCCACGGGGCAGCGGCGGGAGGGCTGGCCGCTGTTCCGTTTCTTGTCCAATCCAGCCCAAATTCAACCGAAAGGAATCACCATGAGATTCGCATTTATCCCCAAAGCCCAATATCGCATCGGGCAAGTCATCACCGTACACGGCAAGCCCATGCGTGTGGAAAGCTACACCCATACCGGAAAAAACGTAGTCGTACATTCATTGGAAGGCGCGCCGCGCTTTGAGCGGATTGTCTGTATCTGTACAGACGCGCTAGCCATTGAAGCCATTACAAACTAACCAAAAACGGGTCAACCTGACCCGATAACCACCCCTGAAAGGAACCAAAACCATGAAATCCACACAATCCATCTTCTTTGTCGAAGTCACCGACACCTACGCTGGCGATGCCAACTACTGCTGGGTCAACCGGTACAAAGTCCACGCCACCAGCTTCAGAGGCGCAATCCGCAAGGTCAGCCGCGAGATGGGCTTTTCCGCCCGATTGAACGGCAACTACGGCGACATGGCGCGTTATGACTTCAAGGGCGCAGCCATCTGCGCTTTCATCATGCCTTACGAAGACCAAGCCGAGAACTACCTGCGCGTCACCTCACTCTAAAAGGAACCACACCATGAAACTCATCAAAGAATCCACAGGCATCGAAGTCAAGGCAGGGGATGTAGCGCACGACTTCAGAGGGGAAGTAGCCATCATCACAGGCTGGCAGGAACCACGACACAGCGGCAGCACTGGGCGTGTGTACGTCAAAGAGATGGGAGATAGAGGCTTCACCGGCGAGTACTACCCGTCTGTATACGGCATGAAGTGGGCTGAATGAAGACTACTACAAAAACGGGGTCAAAATGACCCCTTTTTCCACCTATCCATGATTACTACAAGTGGACAAGAAAAAAGACAGCGAAAACGCAGCGCCATCAAGGCGTATCCAAAAAACAGGCACATTTATATATCTATTTAATTATATGTATATGTATAGGGGTGTGTTTGTATGTGTGCATTCAGACAAAAATATTTTGTTCCTTTTGGTTGGGAGGGGCTTTACCATTTCTCGAAACAGATATATAAACGTGCCACTTCCCGTGTTCACCCGCACACAGACTGCGATTCCACTGTCCAAAAAAATGTCCGACTGTGGTAGTCTTGGATACCGCCTTGGATACCAACATCAAAAAGGGTAGTAATCATGCACAAATGGATGTACACCGCAACACAGCGCAAGATCGACAGCGCACTGCTGCGTAAATTCCCAGACCAACACCACCTGCGAAACAACCTGCGCGAAGAAATCCGACAGGTAAAAAGCCAACGCCGAGCCGAGAAGATCGCAGCAACACACCGTAAAAAACTGTGGGCTGTGCTGCTGCGTGATCTGAATTACGAATACAACAACGTCAGGCAAGGCATGAAGTACGCCAAGGCACAGGGGCAAGCCGAGAAACTGACTGCGTTCGAGGCGTATGAAATAGTTTTAAGCAGGGTGCGCGACGAGATCGAGGCAGCACAGGCAAACCCTGATGTACCCAAACCAACACCGAGCAACTACGCTCGATGGCATAACGCCAAGGGCAAGCGCAAGATACCCAACAATGGCATCCATTGGACTGACTGGGTGCCAAGCCGAATAAAAACGCAGGTCACAGACCTGTTCAATGCCATACCCCACACGCCGAAGGCCAAGCGCAAGCTACCTTTTCAGCGGACGCAGCGGCCACAACGAAACAACCCCGAACTGACACGCTTAATAAAACGAACCGAGAAGGAGATCGCCTACGTCAAACAAGAATTAGACATCGCCCCAACAAACCACGCCATACGGCTGAAGTACACCCAGATGCGCCAAGCCTTAGCCCGTATGCACGAGATGAAACCAAGCGAAGCCGTACCGCACACGTGGCATGGCCTGTACAAATTCGAGAGACCAGAACTAGATGTAGTATAATCTAGATGTAGTGCAGCAAAAACGGGTCAGCCTGACCCGAAATTCAACCAACCGAAAGGAGAAGCAAATGAAATATTACTTAGGCCGGATTGAAGAGATCAACGGTGAGATGGAGTACACCGACAAGTTCCTGTTCCACACGAAGGGTAGCCCAGACAAGTACATGGATAAGACAGCGATGCAGTGGCGTGACCGTACCAAACGTGATTGGGACGAAGATATGCAGGGGTACTGGTGCTACGGCACGATCGTCCGCGACGATGGCTGGCGCGAGATACCCAAGGAAGATTTCGATGTCCTGAGTAAGTACATAGCCGTCCTGTAACCACAACCAACCGAAAGGAGTAACACCATGAGCATTATTAACGTGCAGCAAGGCGAGCAGGTGTATGTGTACCTGCTGTGCCGCATAACAGAGGAGCGGTTTGGCTACGGTACGGTAGTTGAACACGTCTTCACCCACAAGGTACAGGCAGAGGCTGCGCTGCGGGTACTGAAAACAGATAGTGAAGAACGCTACTACATTATCGAGCACTTGACTCAACCGCATGACAACTACAAATGAAAGGAGAATCACATGTTTTATACCGTAGCCGTTTACATAGAAGACCGTGCGTTCGGCGGCCCTGAAGAAGGCGGGTGGTACTACGACTGCGCCGAGCTATGCATGGAACCTGAAGCAGCACAGTACCTGCGAGGGTTTAGTGATGAGGGCGAGGCATACACCTACGCCATTGACCTGCACAACACCCTGTCCAAGTGGAACGAAGGCAGACCAGAGACAAGCAGCGTCTTGTCTGAGGGTAGGTACACAGCCATCGTAAGTGAGGGTATGCCCAAGCCTCACTACCCAGAAACAACACCACGTTACGAGTAAAGGAGAACACCATGAAATACACATCAGAGCAACTATTCGCAGCAGCCCATGAGATGAAGCGCACAGGTGGTGGCTTTGCATCCCGCTTGGCCGAGGCATATATGTACGCTGACTTGAACAACCAAGAGCGCATCCTGACTGCGTTCATGGATTTGTTTGAAAGGTACATCACCACTGAGTAAACAAAAACGGGTCGGCCTGACCCGATATTCAGGCCATTCACTTAACGCAACACAACCCGAAAGGATTCACCATGAACAAGATCATCCCCGATGGTTACGACGGCTTCACCCGCTGGGACTGGATGGAGTCGCTGGCCGATGTGCTCAGTGAGCGCGGTATGGTAGGCGAGCACATCGAGAAATACGGATGGGATCAACTACGCGCCAGTTACAAAGACCGCTACCCTGACCCCAACCCAGACAACTACCGTGCGTGGTTCCACCGCGAGAAGCGTAGCGCACCCATGCACCCCGCCATTCGTGAGGCTGTATATCAGGCACCCCCGCTTGACTGGCATCTGCTCGTGCTTGAGTGGCCGCATGGTTCCGACTCTGACCCCAGCCGTATCGCATACACAAGGTCAGACGAGCACGGCAAAGCCAACAGGCAGACGGTCACATCTGTGGGTAAGTATCTAGCGCGGCACTTCCCTGCCTTGCCTGACCACGCCATCCGCGACATCGCCATGCGACACAAGCCCTACGAGTTCAAGCTGTGGGATACGGTGTCTGGCATCGTGCGCTCTGTTCAGGACGGGCCGCACTCATGTATGCGCTGGGGTAACTTTGACCGTGACACCGACACCCACCCCTATGAGGCATACCATCCTGACTACGGCTGGCGGGCAGCGGTGCGGCTTGGCACGAACGAGATGGTTACTGCGCGGTGCTTAGTCAACGTCGAGAGCAAAACCTTTGTACGCTCTTACACCAGACGCGACAGCAGTGAGCAGTACTCGCACAGCGACGAGGCCATCGAGGTGTGGCTGCGTGACCAAGGGTTCACCAAGGCGCATAGCTGGGCTGGTCTTAAGTTAAAGCGCATCACGACAGACAGATACAACGATGACTTCTGGGCGCCGTACCTTGACGGCGATTGCAAGTATGTCGCTGATGAGGGCGATCATCTGTTGATTACCGATGACGGTGACTACGAGTTTGACCGTACTGACGGTCATGCCAATGGTTCATCCGGTTGTTCTTGCGAGGACTGCGGTGAGCGTGTGCATGAGGATTACTTGTATAGCATCGGGTATCACGGTGACCGTAGTGTAGGTGATTGCTGCATCGGTGACTACGTGAGGGTGCATGGCCGTGGTGGTGACGAGTACTACATCTACCACGGTGATGCGATTGAGGTTAACGGTGAGTGGTATGACCCTGACTACCTTGAGCGACACGGCATCGTGCAGTTGGATGACGGTGACTATGCACATCAGGACGATGCGGTTTACCTTGAGCAGCGTGAGATATGGGTGCTGTCGGATGATGACTGCGCTGTGTGGTGCGAGTCTAGTAGCACCTATGAGCACATCGATGACTGCGTTGAGTTAGCTGACGGCTGGGCGCTTGAGTCTGACGCTTGGCAGTGTGAGCATGACGAGAAGTGGTACCTGTGCGACGAGGTCACAGCGTTCGAGACTGACTGCGGCAAGTCAGTACACCCCGACCATGCACACGAGTACATCACAATCAAAGAGGAGAACTAATCATGAAGACCACAACTGTACTGGGCAAGATATTGAACACTGCCCTATCCATCAAACGCCCACACGGGTCACAGACTAACGTCAAGTTCACTGCATGGCTACGCGAACAGCTACCGCTTGAGCTTAACAAGGCTGCGTTCTATGACGGTGCAGGTAACCTGCACGTGGACAACCGAAGCCAAGCATCACACCGCACCTTATTCGTAGCACACGTGGACACTGTTCACCGTGCCGAGGGTAAGAACAAGATTGCCAAGACCAAGACACACTGGCGGGCTAAGGGTGATGTCCTGGGTGCAGATGACGGTGCGGGTGTTGCGCTGTTGATGCATATGATCTGGGGCGGGATACGTGGCTACTATATCTTCACGCAAGGTGAGGAGCGCGGTGGTGTAGGTGCAAGGTATCTGGCAGAGAAGATGCCTGACTTGTTGCGTGAGTTTGATCGTGCGGTAGCGTTTGACCGGCGTGGTATTGACAGCGTGATTACGCATCAGGGTTGGGGGCGCTGCTGTTCTGATACGTTCGGCTCTGCCTTGGCTGACGCATTGATGGATGGGCATGACGCATTGATGATGTTAAACGACGACACGGGTGTGTACACCGACACGGCTGAGTTCACTGAGCTTATCCCTGAATGCACCAACATATCGGTGGGCTATGCCCGTGAGCATACGCAAGAGGAGTCTCTTGACCTTGTGTATTACAACAACCTTGCCGCTGCTGTGCTGACGGTTGACTGGGATGCGCTGCCGGTTGAGCGTGACCCATCGGTGGTCGAGCCTGTGTATGAAACAGGCAGTTGGTGGCAGAGCTACAAGACTACGAGCCAGTACGCCTATGACCCAGCCAATGACGAGCCGGACTACCACCGCGAGGATGCCATCGATGCCGTGCTCGATGCGCAGTATGGGCACTACGATGGGCTGGCTAACCTGATCGCTGAGACTGTGTGGCCTGACGATACGGCCTTGGCGCAGCGGCATATGAACTTCAAGGGTCTCAAGCCTTCGTCACTTGACTGGGCGCTTGAGTGTCTGGAGCATGGCGAAGATGTGGACTTGATACTCGACTCGCTGTTCGATGAGTTGCACTTCGCGTAAGTGTGTAATGGGGTCACGTTGACCCCTTTTTTAAAAGGAGAAGCAAATGTATACAAAAGAAGAATGGCGGTTCAATGACAACACTCGATGGGGGTGGAAAGACAACCCCTACTCTGTTACGTGTAGGAAACCCGGTCAGCACTCCGTTACGATTGCAGCCATAAAAAACTGCGTTTCTATTCCAGACCCGGAGAAACGTGCAAACGCCATGTTGATTTACGCTGCACCGGATTTACTAAACGCACTGGTTGATCTATTGGGTGTCTGCTATGACCTTGAGATAAACGACGAAACAGTTAAGGCCGTAGCAAACGCACGAGCAGCAATTACTAAAGCAAAGGGGGAATAAATGGAAAACAAACAATTAAGAACCCACGTAGGCAAGTTCGAAGTGGTCATCAATCCTTGGGAGAACTTCGGGTACTTCGAGCACGAGGACTACGGCGATGAGTGGGGTGGTGGCCTGTGGTTCGAGGGCAAGAACCTGATTGACTACGATGGTGTGTATGAGTTGCCAAGCGAAGTCATTGCAGGCATACGCGAGTTGGGGTATATCGTTGGCAAAGAGTTTGAATAGGAGAAGCAAATGAAACTCGATGATCGTGAATGGCTGGCAATAGGTGCGGCTGTACTGGGTGCGCTGATGGGTACGATACTCGGCGCGTTGTTCTTTCTTTTTGTGGGGGTGTGATATGGATGACAACGACTGGGACAAAGACCTACCCGTGACGATGTTCTGTCTCGTAGGGTTGGTTGTGCTTTTATTTTTTGTGTTCTTAGGTATCTTGTAGGCGAAGTAGGCACTAACCTATTGACACACTACCCGTAGTAATTTAAGTTCTAATTTCCTTAACCCCAATTCGGAGGGACTATGCACGACAACACATTAGACAAACCATTCACCGACAAGCCACGTGTCACGCCGTACGACACAGGCAAGCTCAAGATCGGCCTGTACTACGAGCCACCACTCCCAACGCAGGACGAAGATGCAATCGCTCTGCAA